CCACGCATCGGTCGAGTTCACCGTCGACAACGCCGACGCCTGCTGGGTTGAGATCGAGCGCGTCATGGCCGACCCGACCATCGCCCTCACCGTCACCCCCGGCCTTGAGGTCTTGGCCCCGCCCCATCTTCGCCGTCGCATGACCATCGTCGGCTACGGCGAGCTACTCAAGTTCACCCCCACCGTCCGATCGCTCATCCTTGAGGGCCGGCTTCGCCACGATGGCTCGGTCGCCTTGGCCGAGCACGTCAACCGGGCCGTCGCGGTCAAGACCAACAACTCGATCGTCCTGTCGTCGCAGAAGTCTCCCGGCCCGATCGAACTGGCTCGAGCGATGGTATGGGCCGCCGCATTGGCCGCCCGACCGACGACCCGGCAGAAACCCGCGTTCGCCGCGTACTGACCATCCACACTTTGTCCACAGGCTGGGGATAGACTCCGCGTCGTGGGACTCTTCTCGCGTCGGAACATGACGCCCGCCTTTGGCGTCGACGTCCGCGCACAGGCCGGCGCCGCTCAACAGGCCACCATCAACGCAACGTACACCTACACCGTCGGTACCGGCGAACTCCGCGCCCTCCAGCTGCCGACGATCTCACGCGCCCGCGACCTGATCGCTTCGATGATCGGCTGCCTTGATCTTCGCGCCTACCGCCTCGCCTGGGACCCCCAGGAGGAGGAATACGAGAAGATCTACGTTGAGGGCGAGTCATGGTTCACTCGTCCCGACCCGGCCGTCACCCGCAACTTCATCATGGCCAATACCTTTTCGGATTTACTGTTCTACGGCAGGAGTTTTTGGCTCATTACAGGTCGCTACAGCACCGGATTTCCTGCCTCGTTCAAGTGGCTTCCCGCGGCCAACATCACCACCCTCGATCAAGGTGGCCCGGCCTGGTTTCAACCGTCAGATCAAGTTCAGTTCAACGGCGTTGAGGTCGACTCCAAGAACCTCGTACAATTCCTCGCCCCCATGATGGGCATTGTCTATTCCGGCGCAGCTGCGATTGACACCGCCTACAAACTCGACAACGCCGCCCGCCGCTTCGCCTCCAACGAGATCGCGGCCGGCTACCTCCAACAGCGCGGCGGCGAACCAATGAGCTCCGAAGATCTCGGTGAGCTCGCAGCCGCATGGTCCGCAGCCCGTCAACGCAACGCCATCGGCGCCCTCAACGAATTCGTCGAATGGAAGGAGTTCGGCGCCGATCCCTCGAAACTCCAGCTGGTAGAGGCGCGTCAGTACCAGGCCCTCGAGCTGGCGCGTCTCGCCAACATCCCGCCCTACCTCGTCGGAGCACCCACCGGCACCGGCATGACCTACCAAAACGCGCTCCAAGCGCGGCAAGACCTCTACCTATTCGGAGCCAAGCCCTACCTCGACTGTCTCCAAGAAACGCTGTCGGGCAACAACGTGCTCCCGGCCGGCAAACACGTCGAGTTCGACCTTGACGACTACCTCGGCGACAACGACCTAGTCGAATCCCCGCTCGTCACCACACCCACATCCGATCGGATGTACGAGGACTCCAATGACTGAACAAAAACTCACACTCACATCGGGCACCTTCACGATCGACGCCGCTCGAACCGCTGCCGAGCCGTCGCGGTCCATTACCGGACTCGCCGTACCGTGGAACGTTGCCACCATTGACTCGCTCGGCACCAAAGTCATGTTCATGCCAGGATCGTTGCCCGAGGACGGCCGCCCGCCGCGTCTGCTCGAGTCGCATGACCCGGCCAAGGTTCGTGGCCTGGTGACCGAGCGAGTCAACACTTCCGAGGGCATGATGTTCACCGCCAAGCTCGCCGAAACGGCAGCTGCGAACGACACGATGGCGTTGCTACTCATGGGCGCCTACGACTCCGTCAGCGTTGGCGTCGTGCCCACCAAGTTCTCCTTCAACAACGAAGGAACCATGATCGTCGAGGAAGGTCGCTGGACCGAACTCTCGATCGTCGCGGAACCCGCCTTTGAGCAGGCCCGCATCGAAAAGGTTGCCGCCTCGAGCCCCGAGGACGACACGCCCGACGAAACCGAAGAAACCCAAACCCCAGAGCCCGAGGAGGACTCCATGGACAACCAGACCCCGGTCGAGGCTGCTGCCCCGGCCATCATCCCCACGGTGCCGCTGTACGCGGAACCGCGCCGCGAGTTCAAGATGCCGTCCCCCGGCGAATGGATTGCGGCTGCTGTCGAAGGCGGCAGCCGTTTCGCTGAACTCCAGGCGAAGATCAAGGCCGCCGCACCCGACGTCACAACCGGCGACCTTGATGGCGTCATGCCGACCCCGGTGGTCGGCCCGGTTTACAACAACTTTCGCGGCTTGCGCCCCGTAATCGACGCTGTCGGTTCCCGCGCTATGCCCCAGGGCGGCAAGGTGTTCATCCGGCCCGTCGTGGGCACGCACACCTCAATCGGCACGGTGACGCAGGGCAACACGATCACCGCTGGCACGTTCGTCGTCAACGACGTCCAGGTGACCAAGGCCATCTATGGCGGATACGTTGAGCTGTCGGAAGCGTCGATCGACTGGTCCAGCCCTGAAGTGCTCGGCGCCCTCGTCGATGACATGGCCCGCATTTACGCCAACCAGACCGATGACGTCGCCGCCGACGCACTCGTCTCCGGTGCGACCAACACCAACAACTTCACCGGCGCCAGCGGCGCAGACCCGGCCTACTGGGTCGAGTGGATTTACGAGGCCGCCTCGGACATCCTCACCGCGTCCAACGGCAATCTGCCCACCCACCTGTTCGTTTCGCCGAACATCTGGAAGCAGCTCGGCTCGCTGGCCGACACCGCCGACCGTCCGCTCTTCCCGCAGGTCGGCCCCATGAACGCCTACGGCACCATGACCCCCGGAACCGCAGACGCGACCGCGTTCGGCCTCCGCGTCGTCGTGGACCGCAACTTCGCCCTCAACACCCTCATCATCGGCAACGCCGACGGCTTTGAGTGTTGGGAACAGCAGAAGGGCGTCGTCAGCATTGAAAACCCGAGCCTGCTTGCTCGCACGATCGCCTTCCGCGGCTACTTCGCCCCGGTCATGGTCGACGCCAGCAAGTTCATCAAGGCCGCCTTCGTCTGACCTGAACTGAGGACTTGAATCATGGCGACGTTCAGCATCTCCCACCGCATGAGGTTGGATGACGTTGTCGTGATTCAGACCCTCACGGAGACCGACATAGCTGTCGGGCAGTCGATCACCGTGGCAGGGCTGGGGGACGGCATGAATGGCACATTCACCGTCATTGCTGTCCCCCAGTTCCTATTCACGGGAGTCAGCTACCAGGGCGATCTGACGTTCAACACGGACGTCGTGATTCCGAACCAGTTGGCCTACATCGACGCTGGCGACAACGTCGACCGCGACGCCGCCGACCCGTTCGGCACACTCACCTGGTCAATCACCTGTACCTGGACCACGTCGGCCAACGTCGAGCAGTTCCTCGGCATTGCGACAGCCACGGCCAACGACACCGCCTACATCGCCACATGCGTCGCCGCTGCGAACGCCTGGGCGTTCCGTAAGCGCGTCGAGGCCGGCTACACCGACTCGGCCACCACCAGCCCGTCCAGCGACGTCACCCTCGGCACCACGCTCTACGCGGCCGCCCTGTACCGGGAACGCGGCTCGATCGACTCATTCCAAACCTTTGAGGTCATGACGCCGGCCACCACCGGCTTCAACATGGGTCGCATCCACCAGCTGCTCGGAATAAACAGGAGCCAGGTGGCTTGAAGTGGCTGCGACAGGCATCTTCGCGGAAGCGCGCACCGCGATCATCACGCGCATTACATCCCTCGGCCTGGTGCCCGTCACCGACCCGAGAAACGCTCGGCCACTCACCGTGTTCGTTGAGCTCCCAACCTTTACGAGTTTCACCTACAACGTGGGCGATCTCACTTTCACCCTCCGGGTCCTGGCTGCCCCACCCGGCAACTCTGACTCGGCCGACTGGCTCTTGACCACCATCGACACCCTCATGGCAGATCAAGGACTAGCCGTCACCAGCGGCCAACCGTCGCTGGCCATCATCGGAAGCCAGGAACTCCCGGCCTACGACCTCACCGTCCGCATCGCCTCCCGGCGAAACTAACCAAAGGAGCCACATGGCCACCACAACCTTTCTGTCGAATGCCACCGTCGCCATCGGCGCCGTCGACGTATCCGACCAAGTCCAATCCGTCACCCTCACCGTCGGCTTCGACCAGCTCGAGACGACCGCAATGGGTTCCAACGGCCGCAGCTACACCAAGGGCCTCCAGTCCGTCGACGTGACCCTCACCATGTTCAACAGCTACGGCGCCTCCGAGATCGAGGCCACCTTGTTCGACGTGTGCGGCGACGACGCGGTCACCCTCACCATCTCGCCGTCGGGCACCACCGAATCGGCCACCAACCCCGAATACACGATCACCGGCGCGTTCCTTGCCAACTTTACGCCCGTCGTAAGTTCGGTCGGGGAGTTGTCAATGGTGAACGTCTCGTTCGTCGGCGGTACCTGGGCGCGCGACATCACGAACCCGTAACCCAAACCCATCCAAGGAGCCCGACATGATTGGAATGGACCTCAAGGTCACTATGGAG